GCGACGTGCGAGGGCGGGTGGGTGTCAAAAGCTCCCCCGCCCTCTTACTTTAGGGAAGGATCGAACGTGGCCATCACCGACATCGACATCTGCGCTCGAGCGCTGATCTTGATTGGAGCAAATCCGATCACGTCGTTTGAAGATGGGACGACTGAAGCCACGGTCGCCGCCAACCTCTATGAAGATACGGTGCGTGATATGCTCACGCGCTACAGGTGGCGCTTCGCAAGCGGCCAGACCCAGCTTTCTCGACTGACGGATGCTCCCACCTCGCGGTGGGATGCTGCATATCAGGCCCCTGCCGATATGCTCATGCTGCATGTCGTGACGGTCAACGACAATCCGATTGCGTATGACCGCTATCAGGATTTGATCTACTGCAATGCCACGACGGAAGATGTGGTGGTTGCCGACTACACGTTCCGTGCAAATGAGGAACTCTGGTCGCCGGGCTTCATCACGGCCATCGAGTACCAGCTTGCCTCAATCTTCGCTTACTCCGTTGCTGCTCAGACCGACCTCTCCGACCTGATGGAGAAGCGTGCGCTGCGGCAGATGACGATTGCTCGCAACATCGACTCGCAGAGCCAGACCACGCGGCGTCTGAATGTGCAGAGGTATCATCAGCTTCGCACGACCATTCGGGGGTGACGCATGGGCGTGAAGCTTGCGCAGACGAACTTCTCTTCCGGTGAACTCGATCCCCTGATGGATATGCGCCACGACACGGGCGCGTATCAGAACGGGGCTCGTAAGCTGCGCAATATTGCCCTGCTCAATCAAGGCGGCGGCACTCGCCGTCCCGGCACCGAGCATCTGAATACCCTGACGGGTCGCTCGCGTCTGATCCCGTTCGAGTTCTCGTCTTCCGAGCGATACATCTTCGCGCTTTCCAATACTCAGCTGAAGGTGTTCAGCACGTCGGGCACGCTGCTCCAGACACTTACGGCTCCGTGGACGACCGCGATGCTGTTTGAGCTGACGTTCACTCAGGCTGCTGATGTGATGGTCATCTGCTACCCGACGATGAAGACCCAGATCATTCGTCGCACCGCAGCGGACACGTTCACGATTGCCGACTTCGCCTTTGATTCGAGCATCAACTCGAACAAGGTGTACCAGCCCTATTACAAGTATGCCGCTGACACGGTCACGCTCTCCGCGAGCGGGACGACCGGAAGCGTGACCCTGACGACCAGCGCCAGCTACTTCGTCGCCGGGCACGTCGGAATGCGTATTCGGTGGTTCGGCGTTGAGATCGAGATCACTGCCGTCACGAACGGCACGACTGCCACGGGCACCGTTAAAGGCACGCTTGAAGGCACTTATGATATCGATCCGTTCAAGACGGAACACTCCAGTTCGACGGTCATCGTCACCCATGTGGCGCACGGTCTTACCACCGGGCAATCGATCACGATTTCGGGGTCGAACAACGTTGGTGGTATCAGCAACAACCAGATCAACGGGGCTCGAACGATCACTGTGATCGACGACAATCACTACTCGATTGTTGCTGGTGGCTCTGCAAGCACCTCGGAAGACGGCGGCGGGACCAACGTAAAGTTCACGGGCAACAACATCCCGACTCGCAACTGGGACGAGCCCGCCTTTTCCGTGGTCTCTGGCTATCCCGGTGCTGTCAGCTTTCACGAGGCGCGTCTGTGGTTCGGTGGTTCCTACTCGCAGCCTGATGGCCTCTGGGCTTCGAAGATCAATCAGTTCTTCAACTTCGATGTGGGCGAAGGGCTCGACAACGAGTCGATCCAAGTCACGGTCGGCTCCGATGACATTTCGTCGGTGAGGCATCTCGTTTCGAACCGTCACCTTCAGGTGTTCACGGCCACGTCCGAGTTCTATGTGCCACGTGTTCCGAACAACACGATCACGCCGAGCAACATCTCGATCTCTCGCCAGACGCCTTATGGGTGCAGCGCCCTGAGTCCGCAGCCCTTCGATGGCGCGACTGTCTATCTTCAGGCAAGCCAGAAGGTCGTGCGCGAGTTCCTGTATACGGATACGGAACAGGCCTATAACTCGCCTGCGCTTTCGATGCTGGCCGAGCATCTGATCGTTACGCCGCACGATATGGCCGTGTCTTATGGTACGGCAAAGAGTGGTGAGCAGTATCTGCTGGTTGTGAACAGCGATGGCTCGCTAGCCGTCTTCCATTCTGCCCGAGCCGAGAAGCTGGCCGGATGGACGCTGTGGACGACGAAGGGTTCCGGCTCCGAGACTGCCAAGTTCGATTCGGTGATGACTATCGGCGAGCGCATCTATGTCTCGGTGCAGCGCAACACGAGCTATCACCTCGAACGCTTTGCCGAAGAAGACCTCGATTCGACTCTCGATGGGTCAAAGACGTTCACCACCAGCCCGGCTACTACGGGTTGGGCTATCGGTTCGATCTATGCGAACAAGACGGTCTCGGTTGTTTCCGGCAACTACTACCTTGGCGACTTCACCGCCACGGCTGGTGGAGAGATCGTGCTGAACAATGCGGTGACGGATATCCGTGTCGGGTACAACTACATCCCCGAGATCGAGACGCTGCCTGTGCATCTTCAGCTTGCCGATGGCGTTTACACCGGAAGGCCGAAGCGCATCGCACGAGTGATCCTCGGCCTGAACTCGACTCTGTCGGTCAGCGTTGCGGGCAATCGTCTCATCATCCGTCAGGTGCGAGATGACTTCTCAAATGCTCCGAACCCCGTTACCGGTAAGCGGGAGTTCTTCTTGCTCGGCTACAATCGTGATGCGACCATTACCGTAACGCAGACGGAACCTCTGCCGATGCGCGTCCTTGGTCTTGCGATGGAGGTATCGGTCTAATGTGCGTCACCGTCCTTGTTGCCAGCACCCTCATCAGCGCGGCTGGTCAGGCCGTCCAAGCATCCCAGGCATCTGCTGCGGCTGACGCTGAAGCGGATTACAGGAACTATCAGCTTGGCGTTCAGAACGAGCAGCTTGCCGAAGATCGCAAGCTGACCGAACTTCAGGCGCTCGAAGCCGAGAGCCAGCGTCGTGATCGTGCTCGCGAAATCCGTGCAGCCAACGAAGCCTTCACGGCCGGGTCGGGCGTAGGCGAAAGCCGTTCGTTCCTTCAGGGCGCTGGCGCTGCGGGCGAACAGGCTCTTCGTAAGGACATCACGAACATCCGCTTGCAGGGTTCGGTTGCTAAAGGGCGCATCACCGATCAGATCGGCGTGAACCGCGTCGAGGCTCAGTTTGCTCGTGACCGTGCATCGATGATCGGGCAGCAAGCTCGCACCGGAGCCGTGATCGGTACGCTGACTTCTGCTGCTTCGAATGCGTATCGCTATACGCAGTATGAGACCTAGTGAGGTAGGCTGTGGCTATTCAACGTGATCGTGAACAGATCGGTGTCCAGCCGAGCGGTCGCCTGATCCGCGAGTTCCGTACCGATCTTCCTGAGCCTACGACCGGAGCGCTTGTCTCGCGCTTTGGCAGTGCTGTGGGTGAAGTCGGCGAAGGTCTGATGAAGCAGGAGGCCGACAAGGCCGTGAAGGAGGCGATTGCCGCCGCGCCTGTAAAGGACGTGAACGGCAACTATGTTGCGCCGCCGCCGCCTGAGACGTTTGGTCCCTATGCCGCGAAGATTTATTCCGAGGCGGTAGACACTCGCTATAAGAACAACGTCTTTCAGGACTTTCAGACCAAGCTGAACGAGATTGCTGCTGCGAATCAGAGCGATCCTGTTCGCTCTTTCGAGCTCATGAGTGCTCATGCTCGCGGTGTTCTGAAGGGCATCGATCAGCGGTTTGCGCCCGATTTGGAAGCCAACTTCACTCGCGAAGTGAACGAGCGTCAGCGCGGCATTCTGAATCTGAATGCGTCTCGCGAGCGCGAGGCTACGGTTCAGGACTTGAAGGTTCAGCTTGTTCGGTACAACGAGCAAGCAATGGATGCATGGTCCCGTTCTGCGGGCAACCCTGAGATGGAGGCTGAAGCTCGTCGGCTTCAGACCGAGGCGCTCAACACGCAGCGTCGACTCGTCCAGTTAGGTGCTGACACTAACATGAGCGTGCAGCAGCTTGAGGCTACGCAGCGCTCGAACCAATATGCCGGAACCCTCATCTCTGCTTTCAACCGTGCTATCGAGGAAGGCTCTCTGACGCCGGAAGCTCTGGCCGATGCGCACATGATCTCGCAGGGTCTCGGCGGCAAGAAGTCGGTCACTATCGGTGGCATGACCTTTTCTGCCGATGACGTACTTCGTGAGATTTCCGATCCGCGCATTCGCCAGATGCTTGGCTCGCGAATCAACACGATCCGCACCGATCTGTCTCAGAGTTTTGTTCGCGACACTGCGACGGAAAATGCCCGGCGCATCAACGACTACCACGACCGCAATCCCGGTGCTGCGGGCTTCCCGGCCAATACGACGGCGGAACAGCAGCGTTACGCCGTAGAGACATGGGCTCGGACCAACAACGTGAATCCGTTCACGCCTGAAGGCTATC